CGAAATTAAGATACGTCTTAGTTTCACACTTGGTTCTTCCCACCTAACGGGAAACACTCTCTCTCCCCTCGCGGGAAACATCTCTCTTTCCTTCGGAAACCTTTTCGCGTTCGCTGAGTGCGGAAATGCTTGCGTTTAACGAGGCTGGCGAAATCCAGCTCGTGCTGAGCGCGGGCAACTTGAAGTGCGCGGGCCTCTGTTTATTGGGGGCGGCGTGTGCGCAACAATTTTGGAGCAAGGTCAGTGTTTCTGACCTGTTTTGGAAGTTTGTGTTTCTTGTCGTCAAGAAAGGATGGAACGGTCTGCTCGTCTTGTTGAGGCTAATGTGGTATACCACGTTGAAGCCCTACGGGCGGGCGGCCCCCCCTGAGACTGGGTTCATCAAGTGGAATGAGGCGTCGTGGTATCGCGACCCCGAAACGCTCGAGATGTACAAGGTCATTCCGCTTTACGCGAAGATGATAAACGGAGAGCCTACAGTAACCAAGTACCAGCTAAAACCAGTGGAAGTGGGCGGGAGCCGCGAGAAAGCGGGATCAAAGGTACCCGAAAGTGCATTGTTTGGGAGCCCTGAGATCGAGAAGCGCGCTGTACTCCCCAAGGAGCTGGTGGCAGCACATGTGTCCACAGGGAACCACGACGAGTGGAGATTTGTCGGAATGGGTTGGCGAGAGGCTGACATGTTCATGACGGCAGGTCACGTGGTCACAAGCTTGATGAACGAGGGAAGGCAGATCGCCTTCACGAAGTTCATGACCGACAATCGTAAGTATGTCGTACCTGCACACTTCACGCCGTACTTAATGAACGACAACTTTGTCCCGAACACGGGGGAGGACCTGGGCGCAATACGCTTGTCTCCAAGTGATTGGGCAGTCCTGGGGGTAAGGGCCACCAACGATGTCGGCTACTCTCGAGTCGCACAGGCGAAGATTGAGGTTTACGGCCTCAATCGAGACAACGAAGCCTGTGCAGGCTCCGGCCACCTCTTACCCGCCACTCACGAGCACACCATGCACGGCTTAGTGCCACATTCGGCCAGCACTATGCGAGGTTTCTCTGGAAGCCCGGTGTTCGCCAAAACCACAGCGGGGACTCGCATTGTCGGCGTCCACGTCAGTGGTCGCAAAGATTACAACGAGAACCTCATGGTGAACGCTTTTGATTTACATCGCTTCAGAAGGGCCTTGGGACTGGTACCGATGCCGAAGTGCAAGTTGGAATGTGTTCCAGGGGCTCGCTCTGAGGCTTCACAAGGGGTTTACCCCGGCGACAGGGCCAACCAGGAGAACAGGTGGGCTGAGGACGAGGACATTTCTGAGATGCAGGAGCGTCTCAGGAACGTCACCCGGATGACCAACATGGTGGGCGCCGACGGCCCACTTCCGTTCAACGACGCCGTAAACGCTATCTGGACCTCTAAGTCTATGAAGAAGGCGTGGAAGAAGTTCGCAGCCGGTCCGAGATGGCACGCAGATGAGCTGGCGAGCTCATCCCAGGCGGAGGCCACGACAGACGGTCCCGTAACCAGGGCTGACCCTCCCACAGACGTGTCAGACATTACGATGGCCAGGTTGTGGCTTACAGGGCACATTAAGCAGGTCGCTGCGGGCGCCATGCCAGCTGAGCATGCAGACTTTGCACGCAGGTGGGCCTGCAAGTCCCTTGGCCTCAAGTACGATTCCGACGTCACACCCGAGCAGGCTGGCAGGGCTCGACAAGCAGTCCAGCTAGTAGGAAGTGCGGTCATGAGGGTAAACCCAGGCGTTGCCGCACATTATCTTATGTCCAGCAACAGGATGGACGACCAGACGGCTAGGAGTGTGCTGCTTGCGTTCATCAAGACCGAGAACACGTCTACGTTCGACGAAATGGTGAGGCCAATGGCGCCTCCTGTCCCACCACCCAACCTTCCAGCACCGGGGGACAGCCCTTTTGTTTCAGACACGGGTTTAGAACCAATCGGCGAGCCAGAGACCGCTCTCAGCCTCCATGACGAGGCTAGCGGCTCTGAGGGAGCTGGCTCGGAAAGAGTTGGTGTTCCTGCATTGGAGTACCTTGCTCGCATCGGACCACCCCCCGGACGGCGACAGGCACGCTGCCTGAGGTGGGGCGGGCAAGGCAAGAGCGAAGGTCTGCTTCTCAGCGCGTTTGAGGTGTTGGCTCAAAAGGAAGAGCTCGACGCCAGGACGCGGATGGAGGCGGTCCGCGCAAGCTCGCGACCCCCCACCGAGAAGCAAATCCAAAGGTGGAACGCCCGGAGCAGGATCGCGTATCTACTCGACCCGCCTGTGGCGCCTCGGCCGAGCTCGTTGCCGAATCCAAACTTCTACGTTCCCAATCAACCTATGCCCGACGTTGCCCTCACAGCACCTGCGACCGTCCAGGCGGACATTGTGGCTCCCGAGCCAGCGGCTCCGGCCGCCGCTCCCGCAGAAGAGCCTTCAGTAGCAGTCTTAGCCGCGCAGGCTGAGGCTAATTACGAGGAGCCGGATGTAGCCCAGGTTGTCGCCGAGCCCCTTGCATCCGTCCCCCAGGGAGACAGTGACTCCACCTCCGTAGGTGGGAGCACATGCACTGACATTGTGCTGTTCTATGGGCACAGTGAGGGCAAGCTGTTCCGCGAGTTCAGCAACTTCTATTCCCAGGACAAGCCGACCAGGTTTGTGTTTCCGTCCTTCTTGATCGCTCACCTCGAAAGTGAGGGTCTGGACCAGAGTAGCGAGTATGTCGCCTGCGTGGAGTTTTCTGAGAAAGCTATCATGCTTTGTAAAGCCATGCTCATGAAGGACAAGGATACGTACGACCTGATATGCAAAGCGTCTACACCCCAGGAGGCCAAAGCCTTGGGGAGGCAAGTGAGGAACTTTGACCCTCAAGTGTGGGACAAACACGTGCGCGATGTTGCGTTCGCGGCAGTGTATCAGAAGTTCGCCAAGGACGAGGCGCTGAAAGCTCTGCTGCTGGGCACGGGCACCAAGCTCATTGCAGAGGCTTCGCCTGACGACGCCATTTGGGGGATTGGCCTGGCCGCGGACAGCCCGTTGGCATCATCACCCGCGCTGTGGCCAGGGAAAAATATCCTCGGCGAGGCGTTGATGCGAGCAAGGGCAGCTCTCCAAGAGCACCCCGTCCAAGATCACACGGATGACGCAAAGGCCCTCCACGATGAGGTGGTCAAACCTATCGGCATTCGATCCGTCAAGGCAGCCATTGCGGCTGTGGGCCTTGGCATAGGCGCCTACCTCGGGACCTCAGAGACCAGTGCGGCTGGTTTCCTCGGCCTGGCAGAGATACCGACAAAGAAGGAATGCGTCGAGTTTGAACCGGCCATGTTAAATTGTACGGCCAAGGACCTCAGGGCGCTCCAGCAGGTCAACTACATGGACATGTGGAAACACAAGGCTTATACAAGGTTCAGGCAATATTGCGCCGC